GCACAATACGAGGCATCTATGCGGCAAAAGACAACAGCGGCAACGTCAAGCTATTCGCTGGGGACGACAGCAAGCTATACTCGTTCAACCCATCAACCAATAATCTGGACGATGTCAGCAAGGCTGGCACACCAGCCTATGACCTCGCTGGCGCCGAGAAGTGGCGTTTCGTACAATTTGGTGAGTACGTCATTGCGGCTGGCGGAACCGGCGAAGAGTTGCAGAAGTGGCAACTAGGCACAGACACTGCGTTTTCTGACTTGGCTGGCTCACCGCCAAAGGCTGACTTTCTGGCCGTGGTGCGTGACTTTATCTGGACGGCTAATATCGACGAAGGCTCTGGGCGTGTGCCGTATAAGGTGCGCTGGTCTGGGTTTAACAACATCACAAGCTGGACGTCCGGCGTCGATCAGAGTGACTTTCAAGAGCTTCCTGACAGCGGCGCGATTACCGGGATGGTGGGCGGGGAGTTTTGCACGATACTCTGCGAGAAGGCTATATTCCGCGCCACATACACCGGCCCGCCGCTTATCTTCCAGTTTGACAAGGTCGAAAGCCAGCGCGGCTGTAGCATACCCGGCTCAGTGTGTAACTACGGCTCAAACGTGTTTTACTATTCCGATAACGGCTTCCACATGTTTGATGGCCAGCGGTCGACGCCGATTGGCAACGAGAAGATCGATAAGTTTTTCGCCAAAGACTTTAACTCGCAGTACAAGGACAGGATGACTGCGGCGGTTGACCCGCTAAACCAGATCGCGGTCTGGTCGTACACCAGCACCGACAGCACAACCGGCCAGCCCGACCGCCTGCTGATTTTTAACTACGCACTAAGTCGCTGGTCACTCGGCAAGGTAAACGCTGACTTTATCACGCCATTCTTTAGCGCCGGTTACACGGTCGAGGACTTGGACAACCTGTCGGCAACGATTGACGGCCTGACCACAACACTCGACAGCCAGCTATTTCGCGGCGGTCAGTTTTTCTTTGGCGGCGCGGTTGGCGATAAGCTGTACACGTTTACCGGCGACCCGTTGCAGGCGACAATCACGACCGGCGAGGCGGCGCTTAGTGTCGGCAAGCACAGCATTATCACGCGTGTGTACCCGTATCACGAAGATGGCACGGTTGAGCTGTTCGTTGGATTGCGAGGCACACCAACCGACACGGTCGTATTTCAAGCTGGCGGCGGCACTAACGCGGCTGGATTTGTGCCGTTTAGGTCGCAGGACAGATACCAGCGGGTGAAGATGTTGCTGTCGAATAACTGGTCATTCGCGCACGGCATTGACGTCGAGGCTAGGCAGGTGGGTCGAAGATGACAACTTCTGAAAGAATAACTAATTTTAGAATATTAAACCCAATTACAGCAACCACAAGAGAGATTGCAGAGGTTCTTAATCGCACGATAAATGGCGGCTTAAATAGTATCGGATATGTTACTTTTTTAGCTACCACAACACAGGTAACTGTTGATGAGCCTCGATATTCAACCAGTAGCTTGGTGTTTTTTACTGGCGTTGACCACGACCCGTGGCATCACAACCCATACATAGACAGCACAAGCACAGACGGCACTATGGTTATTAACTATTCAAATGCAGGACACGATGCACGTTTCGCCTATCTTATTATCGGATAGTGACCGGCTAGGTGGACACTGGGAACGGTGTCACAAGTGGATTAGCGACGCGCTGGAATATGCTGGCGGCACGCACACAATGGAAGACGTCTACCACGCTGTGGCTACCGGCAAGGCGCAGTTACATCCGCTAGAAAAGTCTGCTATTATCACAGAAATAGTGGACTACCCACAGCGGTCTATATGCCGCATCTGGTTAGCTGGCGGGGACTTGAGCGAGCTGACTGAGGCGGAGAAGTCCATATCGGTTTGGGCGAAGTCACTCGGATGTGACGCGATGGAAATTATCGGCAGGAAGGGCTGGCAACGGCACCTCAAAGATTACACCGCGACGGCGGTTATTTTGGCGAAGGATTTGAACGATGAGTAAAGGCGGCGGATCAACACGCACAATCACCCAGAGTAGCGGCCCACCAGCATACGCGAAGCCATTTCTTGAGTACGGCATGTCGCAAGCCAAAGAACTGTATCAGGGTGGTGCGCCTCAGTATTACCCCGGCCAGACGGTTGTGGGTTACTCACCCGAAAGCGAGATGGCGCTGGCAGGTCAGCGTCAGATGGCTGTGTCTGGGTCGCCGTTTATTCCAGCCACGCAACAGGCGATATACCAAAACCTAACCGGCACAAACCCGCTGATGTCTGCGGCTATGCAACCAGTCGTGCAACAGGTGCAGGCTCAGGCGGCTCAGGCTGGCCGTTACGGCTCTGGTTACCAGCAGGCGGCGCTTGGCGCGGCTCTGGCGCCAATGGCGTATCAGGCGCAACAAGATGCAATCGCTCAGGCGCCAGCCGCGTATGAGTTTGGGTTCCGCGACCTACAGAAGCTGGCCGAAGTCGGCGCGGCACGCGAGGCGCAATCGCAAGCCGAGCTTGAGGCGGATATGGCGCGTTTCCAGTTTGAGCAGGAAAGCCCGCTCAACGCGCTGGCTAACTACATGTCGATTATTCAAGGCGGCACGGTTGGCGGCGAGAAGTCTCAGCCGGTATACCGTCAGCCAATCGGCTCGGCGCTGTCTGGCGCTCTTGGCGGCGCACAGCTTGGCGGTATGTTTGGCGCACCCGGCTTAGGCGCTATTGGTGGCGGTCTAGCGGGATTATTGGGGGCTTAGTATGAGTGTACGCGATAGATTTATGGCACTTGAGCAGGGCCGTAGCCCGCGTCCCGTGGCTAGTATGTTGCGTCAATATCGCACACCACCATTTGTCGACCCCAACACCGGCCTGACTATTTCACCGGTTCCGGCTGGCGCGCGATTGAAACCAGAGCCGCCAATGATGCGACCAGAAAGCCCAACGCTATCGCCTATGATGCAGAACATTATACGTCAGGCGCAGATGAAAAAGGCGCAGGAAGCCCAGCAGGCGGCTTCTGGCATGCCTATGCCCGGCGTACTGCCAATGTCCAAGCCAACGCGGCCAGCGAGCCAACCTAGCGGCTTTATGGGCGCATTTAGCCAGCCGCTGACGTCACCGGTCGGTCAGGCGATTAGCCAAGCCGCGATTGCGGGTGCGCGTGCCAGCGACTGGTCAACCACACCGGTGTCGCTTGGCCGTGTGCTGGCTGAGATGGGCGCGGCGGCTAGTGAGGGTTATGCTGGCGCGCAGGATCGTGAGTTAAAAAATCTTTTGACGCAGGCACAGATTGCGGAGAAGATGGGTACGGCTGGGCAAGCATTTAGCGGTACAGGCATGACATCTCAGTCTTTTAACAAACTGTTAAAAATTGGCCCGAAGATACAAAATAAAACAGCCAGCCCAACAGAAATAGCAGAGTACAATTTAGCTTATGGTTATTTAGCAAAGCCTCAAGTTAGATCATCGTTTGATGAGCAAGGAAACGAAACTAGAACTGTCGTGCCAGCTCAAGACTTGTCGCAATTTCCCGCGCCTAGCGGAACTGCCGCCGCTGGTCAGATTGGCGCGTCAACAACGAAGCCGTCACCAGAGGCAATTAAGTCACAAAAATTTGTGAAGTCTATGGAAAGTATGGCCTTAAACGTAAATAGATATAGGCAGTCTCTAGGTAAATTGGATAGATTTACTGACATGCCTAGTGGTGCCGTAGGCGTTCCCACTGACAATATGGCCGCCGCCACTGCTATTGCCGAAGCCCTTAGACTTAACTTAAAAGAGCTTTACGAGCTTGGCGCATTGGTCGGCGGTGACTTCCAAATATTAGACAATATGCTAACAAGTCCAAACACCGTAAAAGCTATAAAGGCTGGGCCTCAAGCCCTTATGATCCAGCTTGATGAGCTAGAAAGAGTTTTGGAACAAAAGCTCGCAGAAAAAGATGTTGAGCTTACCGGCACGTTTACAATGCCTATTGACGCAAGCAGTGAAGACGCTTGGAAAAAAGTTAAGCCCGGTCAGTATGCAAAACTGCCTGACGGTAGAGTTGTTATGAAAGGTGCGTCTCAATGAGTAATTGGTACGACAATCTCGAAGATGCGATAGACGCTGGCGCCGTAAAAACTGACGGCGATACGAAGACAGACTTTGACGCGACTGAGTACGCCGCCGGTCTGGCACGGTCAATCGGGCAGGGCATTACGTTTGGAACCGCTGACGAAATCGAGGCTCTTTTTCGTAGCGCAGTAGGCGAAGAGACTTACAAGCAAAAGCGCGACCAGATACGCAAAGAGCTTGAGCAGTTTCGCTCTGACTACCCAAAAACCGCATATGGCTCAGAGATTGCGTCTTCAATAGCTATGCCAATGGGCGTGGCTGGACTGGCTGGCAGGGGTATCGCAAAGGGCGTGACCAAATTAAACGAGCCGCTTGCCGAGGCTATTCGCCAAACCGTGACAAAGGGCGCGCAAAAAGCGCCAAAGGCTCTTACCGGTAAAACAGCCCAGACAGCAGGCATGAGCGCCGCGTATGGCGCCGGTGCGGCAGAAGAAATGAGCGACGTGCCGCAATCAATGATAACGGCTGGCGCCCTTGGCGCGGGTCTGCAAAGAGCCGCACCAGCAGTAACAGCGGGCGCGGCAGAGCTTATTAAAAGGGGCGTGCCGCTCACAGTCGGCCAGAAGTTTGGCGGCATAGCTGGCGGCATCGAGGAGCGCGTATCTGGTCTGCCCGTTGCTGACGTAATAATAGGCGGCGCACGCAGACGCGCCGTCACTGGCTTTGAGCGCGCCGCGTATGATGAGGTTCTGGCGCCAATCGGTCAGTCGCTGCCAAAAGGCATAAAAGGTCGGGACGCATATAAAAAGGCCGAACAAATAATTAGTGACGCATACACTGATGTATTGAAGGACGTAAATATACCGTCGCCAAATCAGATCATATCGCAGATACCAGACGTTGCCTCTGAGTTGGAAGGTGTCGCGGCAGACAGGTATTCTAAAATAATAAAGAGAGAGTTTATAAATCGGGTTGCCGATGGTAAGTTGACCGGCGAGGCTTTTAAAGATGCTCAGAGCGCGCTTCGCGCGGAAGCGTATAAATTCCTTGCGTCTACTGACGCTTACCAGCGTGAGCTTGGCGAGGCCTTGTTTGATACGGCTGGTGAGTTGACTATGGCGCTCGCTAAGTTTAACCCACAAAAAGCTAGCAAGCTCGCCAACATAGACACGGCATACTCACGTTTCAAGCCTATGCAAATGGCGGCTGGCACAAAGGGTATGGCTGGCGAGGTTACACCCGCCAAGCTGCTGGAAAAAGTGTATTCGCAATCTCGGCGTTTCCCCGCTGTTTTGGCTAGGGGCGAGGGGCGCATGCAGGGACTTGCAGAGACTGGCACAGACGTAATCGGCACAAAGGTGCCTGACAGCGGCACGGTAGGCAGGTTGGCTATGCTCGCAACGCTTGGCGGTGGTGCGGCTTTCGACCCTGTCAGCACGGGATTGACCGCTGGCGGTTTATCAACCCTTTACTCGCCACTGGGTCAGGCTGTGTTAGGCGGGTTCAGACGAGGTGGTCGCGACATACCGGGCATTATGCAAGGCGTTGGCGCCACAATGCGCGCACCAGCCACCGCTGGCCTGTTAGCGCAAGAGCTACCCCGCGTAGACATCACCGAGAGCCTGCCATTCCAGCGCCGGATGGGGCAATGACGCGGGCGCGCAAATATGCTATAAATGCCTAACTAGGAGATAGATATGGCTAAGACAAAAATATCACTTTATGACGTTAGCGCGTCCAATAACACCGACATCGATAGCATCGATTTGGGCGAAGGGACAATGGTGCCAAGTGACGTTAACAACGCGCTTCGTATGGTAATGCAACACCTCGCCCAAATGAACTCCGGCGCGTCGGCCATACAGGACACCTTCACGCTGTCCGACCCGACTGACGACACCAAGCGGGTGCGCTTCGATGCGGTAAACATCACCACTGGCAACACCCGTGTGCTGACTGTGCCGGACGCTGACGCCACAATCGCTGGCCTGTCAATCGCGCAAGAGTTTACCAAGACGCAGAACTTCAACGC